CAGAGACAACTTCATCATTGCCTGGGGTGGGCGGGACTGAAATCTCTGAGGTATCCGTTTCGAGGCGCAACCACGCTTGGGCAAGTCCTGGTACAAGACGGTCCTGGACGCAGTGTCGCATGACTGCATCAAAGTTGTCGTTGGGATCATCAAGATCTTGGGTGATGCATCGTTGAATGATGAGCGCGGCGACTCTGGCAACGTCGTCGTTATAGTCGAGATATTTCCGTGATACAGCTGGCTTCGGTAGTTGGGCATAAAGCGCAGACTCCAGAATGTTTGTATTTGCGTAGAAGATATTGAACCACTTCGAGTCGGCTTCAATAGAATCTCGCTCATCTAAGAATTTGCGAGTAACACGACGTGCTCGCGCGTGGAATTTCTCGAGCTCCTTTTCCGCAGCAATAATCTCGCGCTCCCAGCGTGAGGCGGGACTAAGCTCATCTGGATCAACAATTGATGCAATTTCTTGACTCATGCTATACGCCTTATTTCCTGCCGTCGTGCATCACGATCTGCATAAAGATTTTCAAGGTTATACTCGGATTCAGGTGCGCTTGGACCAGTAAGTGCTTTGCTTTTTGGAGCAAAGCCCATAATTCCTATTGCTATTGCAACATATCGAAGACAGTCACAGTAGTCAGAAGCCCAGTCATGTAGCGGAACATCACTAAAAATAAGTAGATTATCGTTCCATTGCCTTCTGTAAGCCTTCATGGCCTCCATCAGGTCCCCAGTACCGCCCTCATCTACATAGAACTGCGGAAATAGTTTCCGAACTGCTGCAATACCATCACGAACTTTGTGATTTGGTACAATGGTGGGGTGCAATCCTGCAGCCAGGAATTGCTCGATAATGCTCTTTCCGGTTTGTAGGTTCTTTGCTCGTGCATCATGCGGCAGCCAGATTTCACCAAGTTCACCTTCAAACTGGTGAATTCGCTCAATATGGTGAAAAATGTCTGCACCTTGGGTTGCTTCGCATGCAATCAGGCGAATGCTTCCATCTTTTCCTATTTGAAACCAAATACAAACAGTTGAATCAGTGAATCCGAGGTCGAAAGCACAGTGAGTAGGAAGAGCAGGATCATACAATCCATTAGGAACACACCGACCTTCCGCAAAAAGCTCATTAACCTCGTTTGCATAGATCGCACCTTTCAAGGCTGCGTCAAAACTGCACTCGTATTCCTGCGCGTACTCCTCGGGATCCATATCCTGTCTGAGCGCCGCGAGCTCAGAATCAGGAATGATGCCAGATGTACTTGCTTTAAGGGTTAAACTATACCATTCTACGGGATTGTTTTTCGCTTGTTGTACTATGTCGTAGAATAAGTTCTTACCGCGGGGGGTCGACGCAAAGATTGCCCATCCGTTCCGATCTGATAAAGCAGGTCGTATAACCTGGGAGAAGACAGAAGGTTTGAATAGTGCGTATTCATCCGGCACGCACCCATCAAGATACATACCGCGTAATGAATCGGCGTTATCAGCACCCAGGACGTAGATAGTGGCATCATTTTTGAGGGTGACCTTTAGTTCGGCCTCTTGGGGAGGTTTACTAAGATAGGGTTCAGCGAAGTCCTTGAGATATGTCCACGCGACACGCTTAGCCTGCGAATAAGTAGGTCCCACATAAGCAAGCTGCGGTTTATGGAGTCTGCACTCCAACCCTCCGAATACAAGATCATTAACGAGCGCAACAGTCTTACCTGCGCGTCGGTGGGTATTGATAACGGCCCACCGCTGTTTCCTGTTGTGAAGTGGGAGGAACTGCTCACGGGGAGTGTACTTCACTTGTATTTGTCACGAATACTTCTTAGAAAGTACGCCAATGCATCAGGCGGATCAAGGTTTGTAGCGTTGTACGCGTGAAAACTAATGTCACTTGGATTAAGGGGCGTACTTGGTGGTGGAGCGTGATGCCCACGATAAAGATCTATGTGCGGAGGGTCTACGCGATTTAGACCTGGGCTGCGCGCATCTCTAAGACGTGAAGCCTCAGCAAGGCGTTCACCCATATCGCGACCCCAATGCTTAAGATACGCAGCATCTTTAAAATCTGTAGTAGTTGGGGCGGGGAGGCGGTCTATAATGTCGGCAAATTTCTCTTTTCTAGGATCTTTGCGCAGTTCTTGCGAAAGATACTGCAGAATCGAAGGATCTTGTACAGGATAAATGCCGGCGCCGGTAGACTGCAACTGATTCAGATGCGCATTTGCTGCATGGGTTATCTCATGTGACATAACCCCGGGAATCCCGGCTGGATCCTGCGGGACTTGAGCTAATGCAACTGCGCCGTACGGACCCTCGTGATGCGCGTAGTACCCCCCAGCTGGGTACGTCGGATCAAGCCTAAACTCTATACCTCGTAGTGCTGGCACTGCGTTATATAGCTCTGGCGCATGATATACCTGTTCTAAGCTCTTGCCATGATTCCTGACATCAGTCAAGTCTTCAACCGGCATACCGCGCGGTACCTCATGACCCCATGTAGCTTGCGAAACATGTCCTTCAGTGCGCGGATACTTGAACAGTTGTGTTTCACGCCAGATATCTCTAGCGGTAGCGCCCTGTTTTGCAAGGTCTTCTGCCTTTACCACACGGCTAATCTCACGCAGATTCTTAGCAAGAAATGGAAGCAGTATTGCTGTTTTACCAGCAGCTGCAGCAGGATCGACTAGATTCCCGATCGTTTCACCCACAACAGCAGCGCCTTGCGACTTAACTGGTGCTGTGAGGCCCTTCTCGCGCATCCAATCGCTTCCCAAGACCGGCTTTTCCACGCCTGGGACACCTGCCTTGCGAAGTGCCCATGCGATGAGGTCGATGGGGGCAGATACCCCGCCTGCGATGGCGTTGCTTACTGATTGGTCGAGGTCATTGGCCACTGATCACCTTGGGCAGTACGTCTTGGATGTCGGAGTCGAGCTCACCTTCTTTGTACGCAAGGCGGTCGCGCGTAAGCCAGGGTATATCGATGATGATCTTGTCGTTCTTTTCCGCAGGGTTCGCGCTTGCGGGGAGCAATTTAGAGATTGCTTGAACGAATACTCTGCGATTGGCCTCGGACTCTAGCGCAAATTCGACAAGAAATTGTGTGCCGCCAAGAATATCGAAGGCTTCACGAAAAAGCTCGCGCAACTGTCTATTAACTTTGGTCGGGCCTGCATCATCGGTGAGCGCGGTGGAACGCACTTGTGGCTTGCTTGACGGGGGAGGAATCAGGCTCATATAAGTATGCAGGCGCGTGTATGCGATTATAACGTACGACTGAAATTGTCGGCTTTATTTATTTGACGTAGTATTATACATGATAAATAGAGTACATTGGTAGTCCGAATTTTAGCATAGTTCGTGGGGCTCTTTGCCTCGTAACCTAGGGCCCCCGGCTGCCACTTCGAATTCCAGGTTCACCGATCTAGCTCTTTTGTGGTTAGGCGGAAGCCACACTTCTACGCTTGCCAGGCGTCTGGCCTAATGCCCTGTACTAGGCGCATCGCACATTGCGCTAGGCGCTTAGACATGCCACGCTCGAAGGTGCTGCTTAAATGTCACGAGCCCGAATGCTAGGAACCTGGGCTCTCCAGGACGATAGTCCTGTCCACCACCTGACCGCGAGGCGCAGCACTCTCTCGAGCTTGCGAGAATCGTCGGCCTGTTCCGCCCCGCAGGGCTCCCAGCGGGCAAATTTGTAACATTGTGTAACAGTGATTGACGTCGATGCTGGTATGAAGTATTATATGTTTACTGGATCAACGGTTGATCCAGGCTAACTGGAGAGAAATCATGGCTGATAAGACAGTGACGGTGAATGGTGTCCAAATCGTTCTGAAGGACAACATCGGCGGATGGTGCCGTTATTACTTGATCGAGGGCAAGCTCACGAACAAGCAGATCGTCGAAAAGGTCCGCGCGAGGTTCAACAGCAAGACGTCGCTTGCATCGATCGCATGGTACAAGGACGATTTGGTGCAAAAGGGCATCTTCACGAAGGGCTCCAAGGGTGCACAATCGCTGACGTTGGACGAGTTCGCTGCTGCCGACGGCGAATAACTACGGATGCAGGGCAGAGCAATCTGTCCTGCAAAAACCTCTCTGTTCAAGACGCTCTGCTCTCTTTACGATCACGAGCGTAGCGAGCATTATGCCAACTTGACCGTAGGGAGTTGGTAATGACAAGAACGCTGAGGTTGACGACGACGTTAGGACCTGCCGGGTAGGCACCTCTGAGCGCCAGTCATATTCTGTTGAGCGAAGCGATACGCGAGCGTTAGCGAGCCATTGGGTAGCTCTTGGCGCAGCCCACTTTGATGCTCTGACTGGGACTCTCTTGTACCAGACAGAGCGCGACGCGCAGCGCGTTTTGGGGGGGACTGTCTCGAAATAGGAACCCAGAATCGGTGGGGGAGAACCGTAGGGCAATGCGCAAAGCGCTATGAGCTGCGCAAAAAGCTGCATTTTGGGGGCGATTCGGCGCTTTGCTCGTCGTACCTTAGTGCGCGTGCGCTGTGCTGCACGAAAAATTTTCAACACTTTTCGTATATATATAGGTAGATTGATATATATATTATATTATTTAAATACACATACACACGCACACAATAATATCGCATCTCTACATATCATTATACTTAGCCGGTTGCAGCCAGATCGCATCCCGCATAGTGCATAGTACAACGAGCATAGCGCATAGTACAACGAGCATCGCGCATCGAAGCACCCACGAGACCCCAAAAATGTTACAAAGTGTAACAACTGTTTACTTTAGGAATTAAAGGCGTCATAATATAATAATCTCGAAATTTCTCGGGATTCAAAGGAGAAGGTATGAAGAAGCCAATAGAGTACAGAGTCAACAAGCTCACCAAGAACGTGTTTGTTGTTGAGGTTGTCTGGGGCCTCCTGGACGTGTCCAAGCTCAAAGGGCCTACAAGTTGGAGCACATACGCCGAGGCAGTGAAAGCAGCCAGAGAACATGCTGCAAATGTCTGTGGCTGGTCCACCCCCATTATTATCAGAGGAGCATGAAATGAGTTATATAGCAGAAACAGCACATGTGTCGGGTGACGCTCATGTGGCAGGTAACGCCCAGGTGGAA